GCCTGCATCACCGCCGTCGTGAGCGCCATACAGATTGGCGTTGACCCACGCACGGACAAGGCCGTGATGACGTGGGTGTGCATGGCAGCGGTCGCGAGCGTCATCTATGCGGCGGCGCAGACGTACTCGGCGGTTCGCAGGCGCGACGAGCTGTCCGCCAGGCACGATGCCCTCGTGGACGCCGCGCTCAAGGTGCTGCTGCGCCAGAAGCTCGTGAGCGAGCACGACAGGCTGGTCGACCTTGGCACCGCCAACGACACGCAGCGCAGGAGCTGGCAGGCATCGTACGAGACGTACGAGGCGCTGTGCAGCGCGACCGGTGACAGCAACGGGGTAATCGACGTGTACAGGAAGCACGTCATGGATTTGCCCAGCGACAACAGAGGAGGACACAGATGAACTACCTGATTCCGGACAAGGCGTACAAGGCGCTCAAGTGGCTCGGGCTCATCGCATGCCCAGCGCTGGCGGTGTTCGTGGGCGCGGTCGGCCCCGTGTGGGGCTGGCCGGACGTCGACGCGTGGGTGACCACCATCAACTCCGTGGGCGTGCTCGTCGGCGCGCTCCTGGGCGTCTCCGCCGCGACGGCCAGGCCCGGGGACGGCGGCGCGAATGGCGAGGGCTAGCGCCCCGCGCTGCCCGCTCTGCGGGGCGGGGATGCGCGAGGAGCGGGGCATGGAGCGCAGGCTGGACGGGCGCGTGGAGCGCACGTGGTCATGCCCGCGCTGCCTGCACAGGATGGTCACGAAGGACGTTATCACGGCAGGCGGCAATGACCGCCCCGACGAGGAGGCAAGACGGCAATGCATCTCTATGTGATCTGCGGCCACGGAGCCGGCGACCCCGGCGCATGCGGCAACGGCTACTCAGAGGCGGAGCGCGTGCGCGCGCTCGGCGCCAGGATCGCGGAGCTTGGCGGCTCGTCCGTGACGCTCCTGGACACCAGCCGCAACTGGTACGCGGACAAGGGCATCAAGAGCCTGAGCATCCCGAGCGGCGACGCCCTCGTGGAACTTCACATGGACTCGGCGGACCCCGACGCGCGCGGAGGCCACGTCATCATCAAGGCGGGCATCGGAGGCCCCGACGCCTACGACCAAGCCCTCGCCGACTCCATCTCGACCATCTTCCCGGGGCGCTCCCAGAGCATAGTGGAGCGCTCCGAGCTGGCGAACCCGAACAGGGCCGCAGCCCGTGGCATCAACTACCGCCTGGTCGAGAACGGCTTCATCACCAACCCCACGGACGTGGAGATCTTCAACGGCAGGCTCGATGACATCGCGAGGGCGTACCTCGCGGCATTCGGAATCGATGGAGGCGCTGCCCCCGAGGCATCCGCCGAGCCATCGGCTCCCGCGTCCTCCGGCTCCTCGGGCATGCCCGACGGGGCGGTCGACTTCCCAGAGGACCCGCTCCTCTACGACGGCTACTTCGGGCCCGTCACCGTCAGGCAGGTGCAGCTCTGCCTCCGTGCCCACGGGCTGTATGGGGGCATCGTCGACGGCGACTTCGGGCCGATGACAAAGAGGGCACTGCAGCGATACCTCAACAATCTCGGGTACTACTCCGGCCTCATCGACGGAGACTTCGGCCCGCTCAGCACCAAGGCGCTTCAGAGCTACCTCATCGACCGTGGGACGTACTGGAACGACAACGGCTGGTGCCTCGTGGACGGTGACTGGGGCTCGCTCACCACGGTCGGCCTGCAGCGTGCCATCAACGGCGACCGCCTATAGGCTGAACCTGCCTGAACCGGCATTGACCAAGCGCCCTCGCACGAGCGGGGGCGCCTTTTGTTGCTCTTGTGCAAGTAAACCCCTCGGCCCCCCAACGGTGCCCAATTGAGGGGTCTTTTTTGTTTGCGCAGGTAGACGGCTTGCTGTGAGCCATTCTGAGGCCATGTTTTCCCATCGATGGGCAGATGTGCCACGACGCAACCAAAGTTTTGGGGCGTCTGGCTTGGGCGAGCGACCAGTGCGATTGAGCGGGGGACACCGCACGGAACATGTTGCCATGGCAAGTCGCAGACCAAGGAGGGCCCCATGGCAACCAGGCAGTGGTTCGAGTACGTAAGCCCAAAGACAGGCAGGAAGGAGTTCGAGTGCACGGCCTATCCAGGCCAGAACGTCCTTGCCGGGATGATTGTCGATGCGTCCGGGATTACAGACGGCGAAATGAAGAGCATCGCAAGAGGGGTCGTTTGGGCCGCGCTCAGCGCAGATGCGGACGGACACAAGGTGCTCCCAAGGGGCGTCAGGCGCACTACTGACTATGACGCGTTCGTCCAGGCGATGGCAAGGGCCGTAGACGCCGGGTATGTCATCGAATTCCTGGACGCTTTCTCCACGTCCATCAATTCGGAGGACGTTGATGACAAGGCCGACGTGGACGAAAACCCTACGGGTACGAGTCCCGAATCCTTGTAAACCTCTCCCGCTACACGGGTTCCGGCGTCATGGAGCTGCTGGGACTCGCGTGCGGGTTCCCGATGCTGTTCGAGCAGATGCGCTTCGACCTGGAGACGGTGCTCGATGAGCGGGAGAGCCAGAAGGCCCCCACATGGAGGAGGAAGGGCGAGAAGGCGGTTGACGCACGCGACCGGCTGAGGGCCGAGCGCGAGGCCGCCAAGGCGCGTCTGGGGGTCGCTTAGATGTACACGATTGAGGTTCGGGGACTAGACGAGACCATCAAGCAGCTGAACGAGCTTGACAGGAAGCTCGGCACCGAGCTGAAGCGCGAGATCATGGGAATCGTACAGCCGACGCTCTCCAAGGCGAAAGGGTTCGCCGGGGGCGTCGGCTCCTACCCCACGGGGGCGTACGCGGCCTCGCTGAGGCTCAGGACGTACGCGAACGGGGTCAAGTTCGTGTCGACCGACCCTGGCGGCGGCGTAATCGAGTTCGCGAACCCAGGGGCGCTCATCCTCACGGGGAAGCGTGCCGGAAGGCGCGCGGGCGTCCCTGTCGGCAGCACGCCGCCGCGCGCCCTCCTCAAGGCGATCCTCGATGACGAGGAGCACATCGTCGAGAAGGTAAACGAGAAGGTAGTCGATTACTGCGACTGGAACGTGGGGGCCGTCAATGGGTAAGGCCTCGATCACAATCGCGGTAGGCGCGCTCTGGAACGGCCAGACGCAGCTCGATGCCGTAAGCAACAGCATCTCGCGCATGGCGCTGAACGCCGCCAAGTCAAGCGAGTCCACGACCCGCTCCCTTGCCCTGCAGGGCGAGAGCTGGGTTGGCCTCGGAAACCAGATTTACGACGCCGGAACCAAGATTGCGGACGTCGGTGACACCCTCACCACGGCCATAACCGTGCCGATGACCAAGGTAGGCGGCTACTGCGTCGACCAGGCCGTCAACTTCGACACCGCCATAGCGAACCTGCGAAAGACATCTGACCTCACGGCTGGACAGCTGGATGCCCTCGGTGACTCGGCGCTTGAGGCGTCGCAGAAGCAGCCGGTTGACGCAGCGACGATAGTCAACATCGAGGCGCTGGGGGCGCAGCTCGGCATCGCTGATGACCAGCTTGAGTCGTTCTCAAAGACCGTCTCCGGACTCGACATAGCCACGAACATGGACGCCGACACCGCAGCCACGGAGATGGCACGGTTCGCCAACATCACCGGCATGGCCGAGGACGAGTTCTCGAACTACGGTTCCACGCTCGTCGCAATCGGCAACAACATGGCAACAACAGAGTCTGATGTGTCCAGCCTCGCGCAGAGGTTCGCGTCCGCCGGCACGGCCGCCAGCATGTCGCAGGCTGACATCCTGGGAATGTCGGGGGCGCTCTCGTCCCTCGGCGTCAAGGCCGAGATGGGCGGCTCGGCCCTCTCGCAGACCATCAACGCAATCGGCGTTGCCGTGTCCAACGGCGGCGATGACCTTGAGGCGTTCGCCGAGAAGGCCGGCATGAGCGCAGACGAGTTCGCGTCCGCGTGGCGCGACGATGCCGCTGGCACGTTCAACGTGCTGGTCGAGAGCATGGGCAAGTCCGTCGCGGCTGGCGGGGACGTGAACTCCATGCTCTCCGACCTCGGCATCACGGGCATCCGCCAGTCCGACGTGATGCGCCGCCTGGTGGACTCCACCGAGGCCGTCACGGGCAAGCAGTCCGTGCTCGCCGGTGCCCTCGACCTCTCGCGCAGCGCCTGGGAGGAGAACACGGCGCTGCAGACCGAGGTCGACCAGCGCAACGAGTCCATGCAGTCGCGCCTCGACGTGCTCAAGAACAAGGTCAACGCCGTGGCAATCACGGTGGGAACCCCGCTCACCGAGGCGCTCATCGACGCCATGGACGCGCTTCAGCCGCTCTTCCAGGGCGTGGCCGACGCGGCCCAGGCGTTCGCCGACATGGACGAGCAGGATCAGCGCACGGTGCTCTCGCTCGCAGGCGTTGCCACTGCGGCAGGCCCGGTGCTCTCGGTCGCAGGCAGGCTCGTCCAGGGCATCGGCAACGTCAACACGATGTTCGGGCAGTCGCAGGAGAAGGCGGCGATATTCGGTGACGCCCTCAACACCGTCGACGGCTCGCAGATGCGCGTGTACGCAAGCTCCGGTGACATGGCGTCGAGGCTCGGGGTCGCGCAGAACGCGGCAGCGAAGGCGGCGGGCGGCGCCGACAAGTACGTGCACGCCTGGGAGGGGATGACCGACAGCGCGGAGGCCGTGCGCGACAGCACCGAGAGGATTCAGGAGCTGAGCGGGCAGCTCGACCTCCTGGGAGACGGCTCCGACAAGGCGCGCGCGAAGCTTGAGGGACAGATTTCGGCGCTTGAGGGACAGCGGGACGCCGCCAGGGACGCCTACGAGAAGAACGCCTCGCTCGTCACCGCATGGTCAAAGTCGACCACGGAGGCGGAGAAGGCCGCAGGCGGCATCGAGGGCCTAACGGAGAGCCTTGGCAGGGTAAAGTCCGGCTCGACCAGCACCGCGCGTGAAATCGAGTCCGTATCCAAGAGCGCCGGCGGCATCAACGGCGCTGCGAGCAAGGCAGGGAACGCGCTCAAGGACATGGCATCGAAGGCGAGCGAGGCCACGTCGGCATTCGGCTCCGGGCTCTCCAACGGGTTCAAGCTGGCGGCAAGCTCGGCGCTGGACATGGCTAAGAACTTCGCCGTCGGTGCCCTGCAGGCGGGTGCCCTGAGCCTCGCAATCGCCGGGGCGACGTTCGTCGTGGGCAAAATCGTCGACTACTTCCAGAAGCAGAAGGAGCACTCCGACAACCTCAAGAAGGCCACCGAGGGGCTGACCGACGCCACCAACAAGAGCATCAAGGCAGCGCAGGACCAGGGCATCGCGTATGAGGGCACAAAGGTTTCGCTGAACGACGCCAGGGATGCCGTCGACAAGGCGGTCGAGTCGCAGGCAAAGCTTGCCGACACCCTAAGCACAAGCAACACCGAGGCATCCGCGCAGATGGGCCAGCTGCAGGCGGCGTACGGCGTGATAAAGGAGTACGCGAACCAGACCGGACTCACGACGCAGGAGCAGGGCAAGCTCAAGGCCGCAGTCGATACGTTCAACGGGATAGCGGGGACGTCAATCGACGTCATAGACGCCGAGAACGGCAAGCTCTCCGAGAACGGCGAGGCCATCGAGAACGTCACCGCCAAGCTCGGCGGGTACGTGACGCAGAAGCTTGAGCAGATTCGCCTTGAGGCGTACCAGGAGCGGCTAAAGGACCTCTACGAGCAGCAGGCCGAGGACATCCAGGCGCTCGCCACCGCCCAGAAGGCGTACAACGACGAGATGGATGCCATCGGAACCAAAGACGAATACATCTCCAACTACATAGACAAGTACAAGGAACTCAACCCACTGGTGGACGTCTCCGCCGACAAGCTGCAGGAGATGGCCGAGAAGGCATACGACAACGCGACCGCAGCGGCGTACACCAACTCGGGAATCGAGGACGCCACGAGCGCACTCGAAAGCCTGAACGGCTCGATAGGCATAACCGAGGCGGCGCTGGCGGCCACAGCATCCGCGACGGACGGGCTGTCTGATAGCGTTCAGACGTGGGCGCAGGCGAACGTTGCGATAACCAGCTCGTGCGAGGGCGCTGGGAAGGACCTGCAGCAGTTCTCGCAGGACCTGGCGGACACCGGGCTGTCCACCGAGCAGCTCAAGGACATCACGGACGACCAGTGGGCCCAGATAGTCGCGGCGTACAACAACAACAGCGACTCGATAGTCCAGGCCCTCGACGGGCTGGGAGTCGACATGGGGGACTCCGGGGACCGCGCGGTGCAGGCGCTCGCGGACGGCCTGCTCAGCGGCCGCGACGGGGTTGCCGGTGCCGAGGCAGAGCTGATACAGGCCGCGAGGAGCGGTGACTGGGCTGGCCTCGCAGCCGACATGCAGGAGAGGGGCATCCACATCCCGGAGGACCTTGCGAACGGCCTCGCGTCCAACAGCGGCGCACCGAGCGAGGCGGCGAGCCGCATGCTCTCGCTGGTGGCACTCAGGCTCGCGGGCGGTGACGTCGACAAGGCCGCCGAGATTCTAGGCGGTGACATAGACGCCGGCCTTGCCGACGGCATCAGGAACGGCACGCTCTCAGAGCAGGAGGCCGCCACCCTCGGCCAGGACGTGATCGACAAGACCAAGGACCAGCTTGACTCCCACTCGCCCTCCCAGAAGTTTTACGAGATCGGCTCTGACGTGGACGCGGGCCTCGCCAACGGCATCGACGGGAACACGGACGGCCCCGCGACCAGCGCCTCGAACCTCGGGCAGGCCGTGATAGACGGCATCGGCGACATCGTGACCAGCCTCACGGACATCGGCTCAGACTCAGGCTCTGGCTTCGCAGACGGCATCCTCGGCTGGTCAGGCTCGGCCCAGGACTCCGGCGCGGCGCTCAGGCAGGGTGCCGAGGGAGGCGTGGACGGCACGGCGAGCGGCCTCTCCTCCGAGGGCACGAGCGCCGGCAGCCTCTTCTCCGCCGGCATCTCCTCGTTCGTCGGCAGCGCCACCTCCGCTGCCGGGAGGCTCTACTCCGGCGTCATCGGCGCCACCTCCGGCACGCCCGGCATGCTCGGCGGGTACGGCAGCAGCGCGTCTGGAAACTTCGCCTCGGGGCTCGGGGCGAACGCGGGTTCCGTGCTCTGGCAGGCCAACGCCATCGCGGCAAACGCCATGGCCGCGAAGAACTACGGCGACTCGTACGAGTGGGGCACGCACCTCGCGGACAACTTCGCCTCCGGCATCAAGGCCGGTCTCGGCTGGGTGGGGCGCGCGGCGAGCGCGCTCGCCGAGAAGGCCGCGAGCATCCTGCGCTTCTCGGTGCCTGAGGCCGGCCCGTGGTCAGGCTCCGAGCGCGGCGGCATGACCTCCGGAATGCACCTCGCGCAGAACATCGCATCCGGAATGACACGCGGCATACCGGACGTCGAGCGGGCGGCACTCGCCCTCGCCGGCGCGGCCACCGTACCGGTGCCCACGCTCGGGGCACGCGCAATCGGTGCCGGCGAGTCCAAGTACTTCGGGGACTCCGGGAGCAGCATGTCGACAGTGAACAACTGGAACCTGACCATCAATGGTGCCCGGCTCGGCAGCGCCTCCCCGAGGGCGCAGCAGCTCATCGGCGAGCTGTTCGGCGAGTTCGGCCTGTCTGCGGACATGGGGGTGTAGCGCGTGGCAGAATCATGGGGCGACCAGATATGGACGCCATCAGGCAACTACTGGCAGTGCGGGGTGAATGCCTGGGTCACCGGGACCGACGACGAGTACGTCTACGTTCACGTCGAGGCCAAGGTGTACACGCGCTGGCCGTTCAACGTCTACGCCAACGGCTCAGCAGGCTCCACGAACGACGATACCCGCTACTGGTCAGGCTCGCTCGACCAGGGCAAGGGCGAGTCGACAATATACATATCGTACGACACGTGGTTCGCGCGCCGCTACGGCCAGGACAGGACCGTCGAGGCGTGGGCGCGGTACAACGTGACCGGAGGCTACGGCAACGGCACTTCGAGCGCGAGCGTGAGCCTCGACATCCCGGCACGCCCGTACTCGACCCCGAGGCCGCCGAGGAACCTCAAGGCCGCATACGCAAGCGACACGTCGCAGAAGCTCTCCTGGGGCGCCGACTACACCGGCTCCGACGACGCGTACCCGTGGTCTGGAATCGTCGTGGCACGCTCCGTGGACGGTGGCGGATACTCCGACATGGCCAGCCTCGGCTGGGACGCCACGAACTACACGGACTCGTCAACGAGCGCGGGCCACTCCTACGCATACCAGGTGCGCTCGTACAACCCGGCAGGGAGCACCACCGCGCAGTCCGGAACCGTCTACACGACGCCAACGCCCCCCACGAAGGTGTCGGCCACCGCCCTGAGCGCAACGTCCGTGAGCGTGGGGGCGTCGGGCCAGCCGGCCTACGTCGACGGCTACGAGGTGCAGCATCGCGCGGGCGCGTCCGGCACATGGGGCGAGACCAAGAGGCAGGCAACGCTCCCCGTCGCGATGCCATCTGTCGCGGGAGACAACTGGTATCGCGTGAGGGCGTACAAGGGGAGCCTCTACTCCGCGTACGCCATGACAACGAGCGCGATAACGACGATCGCGCAGCCGTTGGCACCCTCAGTCTCTGCACCCACGGTTGCGGCAACCGGCACGAGCGCCGCCGTCACGTGGACGCCGAACCACCCAGACCACTCGGACGTCAAGGCGTCGCAGGTCGAGGTCACCAAGCCCGACGGCACCACGAGCACCGTAAGCGTCACCGGCACCGCGACGGCAACGACCGTCGCGCTGCTCGCAAGGGGCACGTACAGGCTCAGGGTGCGCACCAAGGGGCTGTGGGCCGAGTCCAACGGCGGATGGGGCAAATGGTCGGCATACTCGGTGCTTGGGGTGTACGACCTCCCAGCGGTGTCCCTGTCATCGCCAGCCGCGACGGTCAACAAGATGCCGGTGTCCGTCGCGTGGTCAGCGTCGGACTCGACAGGCGTGACGCGGCAGGTCGTGACGATCTCGGACTCTTCCGGGAGCGTCCTTCTGAGCAGGGCCGTGCCAGTCGGCGCGACCTCCCTGTCCGTGACCAGCGACCAGTTCACGCCGCAGAACGGGTCGACGTACACCGTCGCGGTGACGGTCACCGGGGGCTCGTCGCTGTCAAGGTCGGCGAGCAGGACGTTCAAGGTGTCTTGGGCGCAGCCGAACGCGCCGGTGGCGTCCGTGACCGTTGACCCATGCCTGTTCGCCATCGTGCGCGTGGGCGAGGGCACCGGCTCGGGCGCAAAGGCCGAGTCGTTCTCCGTCGAGCGCGTTGACCCAGACGGAGGCTCCACGTTCCTCGGGGAGGGGCTGCTCGACGGGCAGGCGCTCGTTGACTACCTCGCGCCACTCAATGTCGACTACTCGTATCGCGTCATAGCGCACGCCTCGTCTGGCACGGCCACGAGCGTGCTCGCCCATGCCCACGTCGAGTCGTTCGGCGACGAGGCATACAACTTCGGAGCCAACGCGAGCGCGTGCGTGAGGCTCGGCTTCGACGCAAGCGTGTCGCAGGCAGTCCAGCACGGCGGCGAGACGTTCCACTTCGCGCTCGGCCCCGACACGCCGAGCCTGCCGACGTTCTATCCTGACGGGACGACCGACATCACTGGGCAGCGCTCGTACGTCGCGTGGGGAGGTGACGCGTACCGCAGAATCTCCAGAATCGTGCGCGACCAGTCAGCAGGCATGTGCTGGCTGAGGGACTTCTACGGGGGCGTCCACCGCGTCTGCGCCAAGTTCACGCTCGGCTACTCGGCGGGGACGTACGACCAGTTCTCGGTGTCCGTCGACGTGACCGAGACCGTGTGGGAGGAGCCTGTGCGTGGGTAGACGGGTCGCGGCGATGACCGCCGTGGAGTGCAGGGTGGAGGCATGATGGGACAGACTTTCCGGTACCCGAACCTGCTGAGGGGCACGCGTGACCTCGGCGGATGCCGCCATCCGACAGGCAAGATATCGGTCACCCAGGACGCCGCCCTGGGGTTCGCCGTGGCCAGGCTCGCGCCGACCACGACGGCGGGCGGCCTCGTCTTCGACGACCAGGACGTGCCGGAGTCCGAGCGCGCCGGCGGCGCGGCCTTCTGCCTGTCCTTCCTCGCCCGCGCGGACGTGGCGGGCGACCGCATCCACTCCGAGGTGTGGGGCAGCAGGTACGCGCTCGACGCCACGCTCGGGACGGGGTGGCGGCTCGTCACGATG